TCCCCGTCAGCCTCCATGATCATCTGGGTCTTGAGGAGCTTGTAGTACTTCTTCTGCTGCGCGGTAAGCGGTGCCTCGCGTTCGGTGTGCGTCACCTGCGGCAGGTCCAAGCACTGGCTCTTCTCGAACCGTATGGCGGGTTGCAGTATGCGGTGCACGACCGACTTTGCCTGCGGTTTGACCCCCCACTTGAACTGCGTGATCTTGTACATGACCGAGTCGCGGAAAGACCCGTAGTGTGGGGGGCAACCTTCAGGGTTCACAAGCTTGGCAAGACCGTAGGCATCGAGCGGAGACTGCGCCGCCGGCGTACCAGTGAGCATCCACAGGCGCGGATCAGTTGTCTTGATGAGCCGGTTGAGCACCTTCCACCGCGTGGTCTGCGCGTTCTTGTATGCGGTTGCCTCGTCAACGACGATGAGATCGAAGCCCCCTGCGGCAATCGTTTCCTCCACGACTGCCACACCGTCGAAGTTGATGATGACGAAGTCAGAGCCGGCCTCAATGATCTTCTTGCGCTGCTTCGCATCCCCGTGCGCCACAGAGCAGCTGCGGTGCATAGCAAACTTAAACAGGTCCCCCTGCCATGCGGCCTTCATGATCGAGAGCGGGCACAGCACCAGCACCCGCTTCACGAGCCCCTTCTTCATCAGGTAGTCAGCCGACCAGATGACACTCGCCGTCTTGCCGGTGCCCGCCTCGCTGAAGCAGAACGCTTTGCGGTGAAGGCTGAGAAACGATGCCGTGGTCTTCTGGTGCGCGAAGGGTGTGAGCCTGCCGGTCCACTCGTAGTCCCGCAGGATGGGCGATGGGACATCTTCCACACCCAAGGCAGTCAGCTTTTGTGCTTCCTTGATACCCCAGTGCACGGCGACTTTGCTCAGGTCCTTGCGGCGCTCCATCAGGGCGCTCTTCTTTATCGACCCGATAATTGCCGCAGGCTCCCGTGTCTCCACGAGGAGAACCTTGTTATCGATGATCCGCATGTTTGCTCCTCAGTGCGGGTTATTTCTTTTTTCGTTCCCGCTTACTTACTTCTGAAACCAGGTTGTGCTTGCTGTCTCGCTTGAAGGAGCGGTTCTTGGAGGCGCTTTCGACGCGCAGACCGTCCCCGTTGGAGCCACCCTTGTCGAAGGCTTTGACGTGGGCAACGTCCTTGTTGTCACCCTTCTTTACCTTGCCTGCCTTGAGAGCCGCGCGCCGTGCAGCGTTGCGGGCCACACGGTTCTTAACTTGCTCGGGCTGCGCTTGGTATTTGGCAGAGGTTCCGTACTTGCGGTCTTCAGGATTCTTGTAAGGCATCACTTCCTCCGTGGCCGCCAGTGCTCGCAAGTTTCGACCGGACACCACCCACACAGCGGGCTGGATTTGGCGTTCCATATACCATTTTCCAAAGCCTCCTCCAAGCGATCTAGCTCGTCGTTGAACACAGACATGTAGGTGGCTAGGTGCTCTCGGTAATGGGTCTTCTTCGGAAACTCGTTGCTCACCACGAAGGCTAGGCCTGACTTGATCTTCTGCACCTCCGGCATGTGCACGAACACAGCGCCTGCCATCAGATCGAGCTGGTGCATGTCTGCGTACTTGGCGTTCTTGCCGGTCTTGTAGTCGATCATGTGGGCGGTATCGCCGTCCACGATCAACAAGTCCACGATCCCACGCCACCATACGGCCTTATCGAAGAAGCTACAGGGCTCCAAGTCACGGGTAACCCCAAGCCTTAACTCGCAGTGCTTTTCCCCAGGAAATTGGGCCAGTGCTTCCACAGCGGGTCGCATGACCTTGTATTTCCCAGGGATCGGCGTTCCGTGTTTGATGTAGTGTTCAGCAGCAGCGTGAGCTTCTTCACCAAAAAGAGCCTCGGCCCCTTGAGTATCCTTGACATCCTTAGCCACCTTGAGGTGGTAGTACTTCTTCGGACATTGTGAAAAAGTCTTGATGCTGCTGTACGACCACGATGGCATTAGTTTTTAACTTTCAAAGAGCGGATTTCCGCCCAAGGATTGTACCAAGCCATAGCTTCCCCCGCAGTTTGCCTTACAGACGATCAGCCACCAGCTTAGCATAACCCGCGATATCGAGGAAGTTATCCTTGTGCGTCGGGTTGCCGTACACGACACGCCCCATCTTATGGGCGATCATCTCCATGCTCTCACGCATGTCAGCGTCCATGGCTTCCCAGCTGGGGCTGCTCCGCATGAGGTACTTCACACCCTGAATGAACTGCGCCTTGCTGGCGTAGTCACCGTAGTCGTTGCCACGCTCGGTCAGGACCGTGTCTACGCTGTTGTCCTCGGGGACAAACTCGGGCGCGGCTGGCTGTCCCTTGAGCTGCATCTCCCTATGTACAGCCCACGCATGACCATAGAGCATGCCCACCGTCTTCGCGGTTTCGGTAATGCTGTAGCCCCGCTCCAGCAGTTTGCGCGCCAAGGCGCTCTTCGTCAGTTTACGCTTAGTCATTGTTTGCTCCTTACTTCAGATTGCCACCGCTCTTCAGGATATCACCGTCGTATGTGTACGTGCCGGTGTGTGTCAGGCGGACAAAGGGGTGGGCGTATACTTTGCCGCCGTGCTTCCGCCACAGCTCACAGAAATGGTAGTCCTCCGACAGAAGGGCCCCGCTCTCGTCGATACTGGTAGCGAAATATTCGTGGGTGAGGGGTTTAGCGTACTCACCCGTATCTGGGTCTTGGAAGGATGACACTCGGTAGGTCGGCACATGCGGTGCAAGATGCTCGAACACACCGCGCTTGATAAGCATGAAGCCAGTGCCGCCATGGCGGACCTCGATGCACCCGCTCTCGTCGGACTCAGCGTCTGCGCCGCCAACCATGTTGAACACGAACGCCCCAGCGTGATGCTCTAGCTCATCCAGCTTGCCTGCGCTTGCAGCGCGCTTGACGCTATCCCAGTTCACTTCCTTCTTGGGGTAGATACCGCAAGCGATGTCTCGGTCAGTGAGCATAAGCTGCGCCACTGCGTCCCCGTCGAAGCCGATGTCAGCGTCGATGAACATCAGATAATCGTGACCGCTCCCCAGGAACACACGCGCCAGCTCGTTACGGGCGCGGGTGATAAGGCTCTCGTTGGTGATCTGGCACCACGCCACATGCACCCCCAGCTCACGCATCTTGGCGACCGTGAACAGCAGACCTTGCACATACGCACCTGTGCACATGCCACCGTACATAGGGGTAGCAATCATCAGGCTCGGGCGCTTGGCCTCGACCGGCTTCACCTTGATTTCGTCACTCACTTCATCTGCTCCTTCTTGTGCTGGTATACCTGCCGCGCAGCGGCGGCGAGGGTCACGCCGAAATGTTCAGCAATCTCCTCAAAGGGCTTACCAGCTACGTACATATCCCAAGCCACCTGCCGCTTTTCAGGCGTCCACCAGCCAGCAGGCTTGCGGGGGCGACTGACAATGTTACCCGTCACTTCTTACGCACCGCAAACTGGCGACCGATGTGAACGATGTCGAGTGATTCCGCAAAGGTGTTCACAAAGAAGTCCGTAGCTAGCTTAGGACGGTGGAGGATGTCGCGGCTCTCACCCCACAGGTAATCGTCGAATACCATCAAGCCACCCTGCTTCAGCAGCGGCCATGCCATACACGCATCGGTCAGCACGTCCTTGGCGGTATGGCTACCGTCGATGTAGATGAAGTCGTACAGGTTTTTACCATCGACCCAGTGCGCCAGCTTACCCGCCAGAAACTCGGTGGACGTAGCCTTGTACTTGTAGACGCGGTTGTTGGTCCTATCCGGCCCGTCACTTGCGAACCGTGTGTGCCCCCAGCTACCCTCGCGGCTACGGTGAAGCGCCGAATTGCAGTTGAGCGCCGCGATGATGTTGTGGTCGAACCGATCTTCGATACCCTGCACGGTCTCAGCGCTGTGCTCCTCGCTGCCTTCCCACGTATCAACGCAGTCGATCCAATCGCCAGGGTTCATCATATTCTCAATGATCCAGACGGCGCTACGGCCCTCGAACGAACCGATCTCAAGGAACGACTTACGTTCCGGCAGCAAGCCCTTTAGCTGCTCCCACACTGGGATGTTGAAGCTGAACCAGTCTTGCGTGAATTTGTAGTCAGTCATATTCTTAACTCCCGTGTGGGGCATCTGCTGCCCAAAGGATTTCGCTTACACGCACCTCAAGGCCGCGATCATTACCGCCGATCTGGTGGGTGTGGTTGAATGATGTTTTGTAGGCCTGCGAACCGGAATGTATATCTTGGAAATGCAGAACAGCCCACTCATGGTTGTGCCCAAACGCGGTCGCATACTCGAAGTATATAACCGTACCGTTTTTGAGGCCTAAAGCATAGTCGTAAGGGTCGTAAGTACTCTTTATCAGGGCAGGGGGCCAACCTGCGGCGGTAAGTTCGCGAGTGTTGTTTTGATACTCGGTATCGTGTAGCTTACTATTCAGCTCAAAAATCTGCTTCTTGAGCTTATCAATTTCATCGTCCATTGGTTTGCTCCTTTCATCAGCCCCCGTAGGAGGGGCCCATCTTGCTCTCACAGTTCAACGGCAACGCCGTTGCCCACTTTGGGCGGATACGCATACACTGCTCAACGAACGCACGGGCTTCATCGCGTGAGCTAGCGGGCGCTAGCGCACCCACAGCGTCATGCACGGTCATCACCACACGGTAGCGCCGCGCGACCATCAGCATCTGCTCACCGATCACGATGCGGGCCAGGGCCTGACAGATATTCTCGACGGCCTTCCCACCATAGATGCGGTTAGGGATGACGGCCTTACCCTTCTTCTGATCGTAGACCATCTCGGTCTTGCCCTCTGGGGTTCGCACCGTGCGTAGGTTGGGATACTTGATGGAGAGGCCGTTCGGCAGCTTGATACCGTCCGCACCGCACACCGTCAGCACACCGTCACGACCCAAGGGGGCAGTCTGGTTGCTGGCCATGGCGTCGAGTGCGCTCCCAGCTTGCCGCCACAGCTTCGGGATTTGCGCGTAAGCCTCCCGATACACCTCGATGATGCGCTTGCATTCGTCCAGTTCCATGTCCACGCCAAAGGTCTTCAACTGCGCCTTGAACTTGGCCGCCCCCATACCGTAACCGCAACCCAAGATGGTGGTCTTACCCACGAACCGCTGGCCGTCCGCCACCTCTTCGACAGGCACATTGTAAATGGATGACGCCATGATCTTATAGACATCCTCACCGGCATCGAAGGCGGCCACGAGGTCATCCTGTCCAGCAAGCCAGGCCAAGGTGCGCGCTTCGATCTGGCTGCTATCGCAGTCGATGAACGCATAGCCCTCGGGTGCCAGCATGGCTTTCTTCAGCGGTGACTTGCGTGGGAGATTCTGGAGGTTGACCTTGTCGTCGCCACCCCAGCGCCCCGTGTGTGCAGCGTAATAGCGCAGCGGAACAGGCAACGCACCACGCTCCGCAATCTTGATAAACCGCTCGGTGCGTGTCTCCTCAAGGGTGGACTTCACCCCTAGCCGCGCAGCGACAATGGCCTGCACCTGTGGGTTCTCATGCTCCAGCAATTCCTTGAACGCCTCGTCGTTCTTGGCAAACGCAAAGGTCTCCTTGCCTGTGGTTGGGCTGATCTTCATGGGCGGCACAACACCGTGGAACGTCAGCAGCTCGGCCAGCTTGGGGTTGCTCATCAGGTCGGCCTTCTCGTAGTTGAGCTTGGCCATGAGAGCTTCCTTCTGGGCTTGGACATTAGCCAAGTGGTCGGTCAACACCTGCTTATCCAGGACGAGGGCCGGCTCAGAGAACATTCGGATGGTCAGGTCGATCAGACGAAACTCCACTGACGGGAAGCCCTCACCAATGCGCTTGAACAGCTTGTACGTCAGCTCCACGTCGTTGATGCAGTAGTCGCCGTAGGCCGCCAGTTCTTCCGCCGTGAAGTCCAGTCGCCCCTTGCCCAGCGCGTTGACAACCTCGGTGCCCTTGACGCCCAGCCCATACCGCTCGACGGCTCGTGCCAGGCTATTGCCAGCATCCGGCCCATCCAGTGCCCGCAGCATGGACAGGGTATCCACAATGCGCTTGGGTCGGATGTCGAACCGCCAGTTCATGATGGCCATATCGAACATCGCGTTGTGCGCGATGGCGATGCTGTTGGCCCAGTCGAACCTATCCAGCCAAGCCTTGGTCTGCTTGACTGTGCCGGAGAACCACTGCGCCGGCTCGTCGTCCACCTTTACGGATACGCCGATAGCCTCAAAGCGCGAGTCACGGACATACTCCTCCGTTGTGATCTTCGACAGGCTGAACTGCTGGCTGTAGTAGGTCTCGAAGTCTACGGTCAGGATGGTCATTTTGCTACTCCTTGTGGTCGCACCCAGCGCCTGCCGCGCTTTTCGTGTAGGACTAAGCTGACCGGCCCGTCCTGCCCGTAGACCCATGCGTAGTGCTGGCCCAATATCAGCGCTCCATCCACCGTATCGGCGTACGCCTGCGCCACGACGTACCCGTCCTGCGTGACGCGCGCTCGGTATTCGGTCATACCCATTACTCCCCATCGCGGTCGATGGCCCGCTTAATCAGTATGTAGCTAGGGGCTACAATCAGTGCGACCACCGTCCAGAAAAGTATCGGGTCATGCATCGGCCTGCTCCCTCGCTACCGTTGCCTTGGCCTGCCACAGGTGCGCCTTGGCGCGCTCGGACAGCACCACTGGTCTCATTGCCCCGTCAGGGTATCGCCAGTAGAACCTACGGTTGTGGATCACCACGTTTGCGTCTCTGCTAGAACGGCGTTCGGCTGTCATGCCACCCTCCAGCAGCGGGCCACGTTGTTCTCACGATCGGTTCGCACCGTGAACTTGCCACCATATTTGCGCGCGTAGGCCGTCATGGCGGCGTTGAGACGCCCCACAGCCTTGTCACCGTTACGGAGCATGACACCCACCAGGGGTATGGTGAAGCTATCCCCAACCCGAAGCTCTGCGAACGGGTACTTGCGTGGACGCCCAACAGCCACGGGCGGCATGGGGATGCGTTCTTCAATCTCAATCATGCTGGACTTCCCTTAGTGAC